TTGTATCCGATGCCTACATCTTCCGTGGTAAAGTTGTTGTATATAGCGGCAAGGGAACCGAAATAATGGTCTTGCCTACCCGATGTAGGCTCTTTCAGTTTCAAGTGTACAATCTTATTGCTTTCCATTCATTACGTTGTTGTTTTAGGCGTTCCCGTGCGCCGTGTGGCGTTAATTATGTTCATGTACTTTATAGGCTCACTCTCAAAACGCACGGGAAACGGAATTATTTTATATCATTTTCTCTTTTTACTTTTCTTGGGTAGTACCCATCCCCTTTGCTTTGCTACTTCCCTGTTAAACTTCATCCAAACCTCTTCATCTTTGAACTCAAAGTGCATCGTTCCTTTCTTGAAGCCTTTAACACGGAAGAAAGCCCAATCGAACCACTCGCCCCAAGGATATTCTCCCCTGTACAAAGTTGTGTTTAGACTAAGGATAGTATCGTAATTTGTACCTGTAATGTAGCATAAAGCCTTAACAACATCTTGTATCTTTCCCTCATTACTACTGTAATTCAAATTGACATAATGGCGTGGCCAACGTGCATCATATTCCGTCATACATGGGACAATAAATTTTCGATTGACCATATAATTTGCATTGGTTTTCCACTTCTCACCAGCCGTTGAGTTTTCGGCAGAGAAAGAGCATATCAAGTCGAACGCTTCAAGCAACGCCGTATTCATTCGCTGCCCCGTGGTCTGTATCACCATATCAAGCACCTGATACACGTTGTGCATAGTGAATGGAACATTAACTTGCTGCTCTACGAAACGGTTAATCTGTTCCCGTAATCCGTTGGTGGCATACTTTTCCATGTTCAACTTGGAGAAGATTATGCGCCAATAATACTTTTGCAATTGTTTCTTATACATCTGATGGCTCATCTGAACCACATTACCATTGCTATCTACACAAGCAAACTTAACGGGTAAGTAGTCGCTTTTTGAGTCCGGGAAACGTGCAACATCATTTATCTTTGATGCAGCCGCTAATGTTTCATCAAATAGCTTTACTGCGGATATATACCGATTGACCATATCACGAACAACATTATATTGAACAAGTCCATCCGTTTCGTTTCTATCGAGTGCATCCTCTTCATTAGAAAACATATATCCATCAAATTCGTTGTCATTCTCACCGTACTTGTAAAGTTTGACTAACGACACCTCAACATCGGTATTGCGTTCCGATTTATCAAACACACATCCAAGGTTCTCGGATGTGCCGTATAGCTCTACCTTTTCTTTGAATACACGCCTATCCTCGCTATACGTTCTAACCAAATTGGATGTGTTACATAAAGCTATTATCGTACATCCTGCTGGTGCGATTTCAAAAGCGTGCATAATATGTTTAACACCATCGCTAAAAGGAGGGTTCATTACAATATAATCAACATGGCTTACCATTTCGGATGTAACGGTCAAGAAGTTATCGGCAATAAGATTGCACACACCCGAAAGTAATTTGCGTAGGTGTGCATCTTTCTCACACGCAATCACTTCTCTTGCGCCGTTTTCGTATAGCCACTTGACAATGTTTCCACTACCTGCCGACGGTTCTAAGATGGTCTTGCCTACAACGTCCTCGCCAAGCATCATCGTGTTTATTACTTCTTTTGGCGTTGGATAGAAGTTAGGATTATTTGAAAATAAGTTCATCTTGCCTTAAAAATTACGTTTAACCATAAACAACCTCTCCGAACAACACGCATTGCATAAGGTTGCTACAAGTACAGTAATCTTCGTTCTCTGTGATGAAATCAGCGTAGTCATAAGGACATTTGTCCTTGAATACTTCAAGGCCTTTCTTCATCATATCAAGTGTGATTTTGTGCCTTATTGGTTCTTCTTCATCCTCGTATTCGTGTGCGACAATATACCCACCACCAAGAAGAATGTCTGCCCATTTTTCTTCTCGGCATTCGCTTCCTTCTTTTACAAGGCTGTCAAACTTCTTTGGGCGACAGATTCCCAACCAATCACTTCCATAAGTTACGGTTGAAAATATATCAACCAGCGTTTCTTTGTTCAAATCCTTTCTACTATTCATTGCTCTTATGATTAAATAAATTCATACTTTGGCTTAAGACCTCTTATAACACGTTTTGCATCAGCAATACTAACAAACTCTTTATCAAAATCATTGTCAATGATTACTGATTCCTGACCGAAACCATCAACTAACTTTGTAAGAATATGATTCTTGTAAGTAATCTCTTGAACTTTTTCTAACTTTTTCATATTGCGTTGAATTTTAATTTTAGATACTTATTAAATATCTTTTTGTGCTGCAAAGATATGGAATATAATTATAATACGCAATAATTTAAGCGAAAATTTTTAGTCAGTTTTCATTGTTATGCCGCAGACAGCCGTAAATAAACGGTTCGTAGGTTTAGTTAAAAATTACAAATACAAGATACTTGTTAGGTATCTATCCAGTATTTGTGTTATATTTGCTCGTTGGAAAATTACCAACTATAACAAGATATGAATAAGAAACTTCGTAAGACCTTATCCGAAAAATGCAAGGATATGGGATTAACTGACAAGGTATTGGACGAACTTGCAGAGCTTGGTTCGCAAGACCTTGCCGACGATGCCTCTGACGAGGACATTACAGCCAAAGCGGATTTCCTTGTTCCTTTTGCTAAGGCTACGCAGGGGGAGATTACAAGAAAGACACGTGGCAAGGGAAAGCACAATCAGACGACGCAATCGAATGGCGAGGGCGACGGTGAGGGTGATGACGGCGACGATAACGACGATGTGCCCGATTGGTTCAAAAAGCAGATGACAGGCTACACAAAGACTTTGAACGACCTCAAAGCCGAGAATGAAGCCTTGAAGATGGAACGAACCAGGGCGGAACGCAATGCGACTATTGCCGCCAAAGCCAAGGAGCTCGGAATCCCCGACTACTTGATGAAACGTGTGTCGTTTGCGGACGATGCCGACGTTGCAAAGGAGTTGGAGGACTACAAGCAAGACTTGGTAAACAACAAGCTGATGCCGAAAGATGCGGCATTGGAAATGGGAAAGACCGAGGATGCCATGAAAGCCGATGCAAAGGCTTGGGCAAATTCGCTTCCCGATTAGTAAACCATCATCTATTGTTTCACATTTAATTGACACGCTATTATGGCAATTGATTTCAAAAGAACGAAAGTGTCTGGACATTTCCCCGAGATTTGGCGTGGCGAATGTAAGATTTTGCCAGCGGGCTTCAAGCCTGCGCAGTCTTTCCCCGTCGGCACGGTATTGCGCCGTGGTACGCCTATCACGGTCGATTTCGAGAAACGCACGGCAGCGGTCGCAAAGACGGCGACCGTACAGAAAGGCGGCACAACAACCGCCCCACGTATACCCAAGGGACATTACTTCGTCGTTGGTGATGTTGTAACTAAACTTGGCGACGGTACAAAAGCACCAACCATTAAGTCTATCGACACGACCAATGATGATTACGACACCATCACTCTTTCAGCCGCTTATACAGGATTGGCAGAGAAAGATGTTATCGTAGAATCCAACGAAATTACCTCTGAAGTTACGGAGGCGAAACCTCTCTACACACCAAACATGGTTGTTGGTGCGGATTTAGAATTTACAGGCAAGGGTATTCCTACCATTGATGCGGCTTTCGAGGCTGTTGTGCTCTATCCGAGCCTCAACTTCCCGATTATCCCCGATTGGCTTACGGGATGCTGCCTGAAAGCAAATCACAACATTCTTTTCATTAAGCAGTAAACTACTATGCCACAATTTCTTTATAGTTCAATTTTCGGCGAACTGACAAAGAATGTTCAGATTCGCTTTGACGTTGTTAGCGAGCTTCGTAAGAGGCTTTTTGACAACGTGATTTTCGAGAAGTACCTTGATTGGGACACGCCGACCGTCGGTTTGAACTTCGAGGAACTTATCGGACAGTACAATCTTACCGTTGCCGCACCAACCATCGGTGATAGTTCTAAGGAGGCTATCATTGGCACACAGGGGATGGAAACCTTAAAGGAAACCATCCTTAACCACGCCTTGACCCTCCCGATGACAATCCAGGACTATCGCAAGGTGTTGCAGATTCTCGATTCCAAGTCTTTACCCGACAAGGTTAAGACCGAACAGCTCGTAAATCTTATGTGGGGCAACGTGCAGACCGTTGTAAAGGCTGTGCTCGGCAAGCTCGACATGATTTTCCTCGGCGCATTGTCCAACGAGGGAAAGTTCACCTTGGACGATACCACCAACCCCGAGGGCGGTGTGCGCGGCTCAATCAGTTTCAACCAGCCGTCCGAAAACATTGCGTCTTCAACAACGCAGTGGACTGCTTCAAATCTCGACACCGTGGACTGTTTCGAGGACATCCAAGCAATCATCGACACAGCGCAGGACAAAGTTGTGTTCGGCAAGGTGCTTCTTGCGCCGTCGAAAATCTCCTATATGTGCCGCTCTAAGAAGATTAAGCAGATGATTTGGGGTACGGACAAGTCTGCAAAGATTGTGCAGCTCAAGGACATCAACGCATACATGCAGGAGAATAGCTATCCTATCTTCGAGCCGATACGTCGTCAGGTGATGATTCAGAACGGCACACAGCTCACACCGTACACACCTTGGAACGAGAAGAACATCGTGTTTATTCCCGATGGCAAGTTAGGTACGGTAAAGAACGCTTGGGCAAACTCCGAGTTGAAGCCCGAAAACGGCGTTGCCTACTCCAACTATGGACGCATCCGTGTATCGCAGTGGGGCGTTGGCGAAACGCAGGGCTCTAACGGCGTTGAGTTCACCAAGGCGGAAGTGCTTGCGTTGCCCGTAATTACCGAAATGAACGGTATCTACACCCTCAAAACAGAAGCGTAAACAACTATGACGAACCTCATTGCAACAAGAAGCCTGTGCAACGCTATTGCCAACACGTTCTATCCCGATAATTCGACGATAGAAGTAGTATTGTTCAATGAGGGTATCGACCCGAAAGCGGACGCAACACCGAAAGACCCTAACATCTTTCGGGTTGCCGCCCAGCTTATAATGGGCTACGTTGAAAGCAGCCGAACCGAAAACGGCGTTTCAACAGCCGTAAGGGACGATGCCATCAAGGACAGCATCAAGTATTGGTGTGGCTTATACGGTGTTGCGGTGGAGGACGTTTTAGGCGATACGCTTTCGGTGATTGAAGATGGTACACACTTATGGTAAACGGCTATGAGAACTAACGGCACATTACAATATGAGACGCTGCAAGGCGGCGGATTGAATGAATACGGAGAGATTGACGAAACGGTAACAAGTACGTGGAGTGAGCCTATTCCGTGTTCTATCAAGACCAATTCGGACACCCGAAAAGGTGTGTATGAAGATGGTGAGTTTCGTCAAGCGTCTTTCGTTGTGATGATAGAACTTGAAAAGTTCCCGTACAAATGCATACGCTTGGAACGCTTAGGCGAGGACTTGAAAGAACATCGTGTATTAAGTTCCGAGCCGCTTGCCACCGTTGGACGGACACAGATACTTGTATAAAATTGCTATGGCAAAACAAATTACCTATCACGGGAAATATAAGGGCATCATCGTCAGCCAATTCAGCGTGAATAAAATTCGCAAGGGATTGGAGAAGAAGAAAAAGGAGGTTGAGAATTTGATAATCAAACAATTCTCCTACATCGGCGAGCAATGCGTGAAGATTGCACGTGAGCAAGGTAGCTATAACGACATTACGGGAAACTTGCGGTCATCCATCGGCTACGTTGTGTTGAACAACGGTAAACCCGTGAAATACGGTGAACCGAAGCAATATAACGGCAAACTTGGTAATGGTGCGGAGGGGGCAAAAGCAGCCGAAGCACTATTGACCAAGTTACAAGCAAAATTCCCTTGGGGAATAGTATTGATAGTGTGTGCAGGAATGAACTATGCCGCCTACGTCGAAAACATCCATCATAAAGATGTGTTGTCATCCGCCGAACTAAAAGCGGAAAGCCTTGCAAAACAACTTCTTAAAGGGATAATAGAGAAATGATAAAGACCGAAAATCAGATTGAGCGTGATTTCTACACATTCATCAAACAAAGCAAGTTGGGTAAAGGTGTAAAAGGCACGGTATATCGTGCTGATATGCGTCCCGACGATGCAGCAACCGAGGACTTAGTTGTCAAGTTCCTTGCAGGACTTGATGAACAGATACAATCGGGTGTAGTCATTATCAATATCTATGTTCCCGATAGGGTTTACCCTGATACAGGTCGGAAGACAAAAGACCACGCACGTATTGGGGTCTTGCAAGACATTATACAGTCGTTCGTAAATGACAACGACAACACCGAGTATTGGATGCATACGGATGGCACACCAACCTCAAAACCGATAGAGGGTGTAGAACAGCATTGCATAAGTGCAAGAATTAAGTTTCAAAGATTATCAACCGATTAAAAGTTATACATCATGGCAAAGAAAATCATCATGTCGTGGTCGAAATGTAAAATCGAAGTTGGAAAGACAGGCGAAGCAGATGCTATGGCATCCGTCTTAAAATCTGTCGGTACCATCAACGACAAATCGACTACACTTGCTACCGAGGATGGCGAGAAGCTGGAGGCAAAGGCAACAGGCGGTATCGTCGTAGCATCGGAAGAGGGCGAGCCCACGGTAACTATTACCACCCGTATTAAGGAAATGGACTTCGACACTGAAAATATGTTCACGGGAGC